GAAGAAGTAAAGAAACCTAAAGTAGATAAAGATTTTTACGCTACCATTGACCCTGATGCAGTTACACCCCTGATCCCGTACATTCGGGGGTGTACATATGCGGAGCCTTTCTATGGTAATGGCGACCTAGAGGACTTGCTTATGGATGCTGCTACTTGTGGATGGAGGAGCGACATTCGAAATACCACGGGTTCCTCTTTTGTTATGGACGCACTACGATTAGATAAATTTGACCTTACGTTCTGCGATACAATTATTAGTAACCCGCCGTTTACCAAAGGTGTTCTTTTACCTTGCATTGAACACTTAAGTAAGCTAAGACCTACATGGTTGTTACTACCAGCGGATATGCTACACAATAAGTACATGACACCTTACATGAAGAAGTGTGAGTTGGTTCTTAGTGTTGGTAGGCTCTGCTGGTTCCCTGATGACCAAGGTAAGATGGTTAAAGGGGTAGACAATTACTGCTGGTATAAGTTCATAGACTATGAGTGTGATACAATATTCAAAGGGAGACTACCTTAATGCTGACACAAGAACAGATTGACGATTGGGTAGAGACAGTCTCTTACTACAATCGTGAGACTAAAGAGAAGACACCTACAGATATGGTAAAAGAGTTCTCTAAAGTTACCCAACAAAAAGGTACGCCCTACCTGTATGCCGCATTGATCCAAGAGGAATTTGATGAGTGGCGGTCGGAGTACCTACGCAACACTAAAGAACCTCAACTCAAGGAACTAGCTGACCTCGTTTATGTAGTCTATGGCTATGCTAACGCTGTAGGTTACAACCTTGATGAAGCTGTTAAGAGAGTGCATGATAATAACCTTGGTAGGTGTATCCAACCTGATGGTAGCATTAAACGCAGAGAGGACGGGAAAATCGAAAAGAACAAGGCATACCCTAAGGTGTATCTAGGTGATTTAATATGACCTACAAAGTAACATATAACGGCAAGTCTAGCCTGTGGGAGATCAAGTTGTGCGAACCCTATTTAGAGGACCGTGTTATCTGCATGTGTTTTAATGAAGGCACTGCCAAGGCTATCAAGGAAACACTAACAATGCTTAAGGATGAAGATGAATAGGTATTATTGTGTATGGATGACTATTGAAGGTTTCCCTACTGCCCCTGAGAATAACCTTATTGGTATCTGCACTGAAGAATTAGAGGCTATCAAGATGGTGAAAGAGACTAAGAGATACAGCAGAAATGCTTACTACACAGCAGAGAAAACAGAAAATAAAGAAGGACTACTTGCATGAGCAACCAACTACCTACTGACTACCAAAGTTTTATTGCGCTATCGCGTTATGCCCGATGGTTGCCAGAAGTTAGCCGACGAGAGAATTGGGGTGAGACAGTCAGTCGGTATATGCTTAATGTGATGTCACCACAATGTACCGATAGCGACGGACACTTCGACCAAAAGATGTATGACACCATCGAGCAAGCGGTTCTGTCCCTAGAAGTAATGCCTTCTATGCGTGCTATGATGACAGCGGGTAAAGCAGCGGAGCGTGACAACACTTGTATGTACAACTGCTCGTACCTACCTGTAGATGACCCTAAGTCTTTTGATGAGGCTATGTTCATTCTCTTGTGTGGTACAGGTGTGGGCTTCAGTGTAGAACGTCAGTACGTATCCAAGCTACCAGATGTACCAGATACACTGTATAATAGCGAAACAACCATCGTTGTTAAAGATAGTAAGGAAGGATGGGCTAAAGCGTACCGTCAAGTTCTGTCACTACTGTGGGCAGGGGAAATCCCTAAGTGGGACGTAAGTGGTGTACGACCAGCGGGGGCTAAACTAAAGACTTTCGGTGGTCGTGCATCAGGTCCAGCACCATTGGTAGACCTCTTCCATTTTACTATCAATAAGTTCAAGGGTGCAGCAGGACGTAAGTTGTCGTCTATTGAGTGCCATGACCTTATGTGTAAGATTGGTGAGGTTGTAGTTGTAGGAGGTGTACGCCGTAGTGCTATGATTAGTCTGTCTAACCTTAGTGATGATCGTATGCGTCATGCTAAGTCAGGGAATTGGTGGGAGACACAAGGTCATCGTGCTTTGGCTAATAACAGTGTATGCTACACAGAGAAGCCTGACGTAGAGACATTCCTTCGTGAGTGGACCGCATTGGTAGAGAGTAAGTCAGGGGAACGTGGGGTATTCAATCGTGTAGCCTCAAAGAAGCAAGCAGCTAAGTACGGTCGTCGTGATCCTGACTATGAGTTTGGTACTAACCCTTGCAGTGAGATCATTCTACGACCCTATCAATTCTGCAATCTAACGGAGGTGGTTGTACGTGCTACAGACAGTATTGAAGACCTTGAGCGTAAAGTACGGTTGGCTACTATTTTGGGTACAATCCAATCTACCTATACTAATTTCCCTTATTTAAGGAAGATTTGGCAGAAGAACACAGAGGAGGAACGTCTACTTGGAGTGTCGCTAACTGGTATCATGGATAACCCATTGATGACTACAAAGAACAAAGGATTGGAGAGTACCCTTGAGCGTTTACGTAGCGTTGCGGTTGATGTTAATTCAGAGTGGGCTGATCGCCTTGGTATCCCTCGTAGCGTTTCTATTACCTGTGTCAAGCCCAGTGGCACTGTTTCTCAGCTTGTGGATTCTGCATCTGGTATCCACACCCGTCATAGTAACTATTATATCCGCACTGTTCGAGGAGACATAAAAGACCCGCTTACCCAACTGATGATTGACCAAGGTGTACCTTCTGAACCTTGCGTTATGAAACCAGACCAAACTGTAGTTTTTAGTTTCCCTATCAAGTCACCTGAGGGGTGTATTACCCGTGATGATATGACAGCAGTAGAGCAGCTAGAGACTTGGTTGATGTACCAACGTCATTGGTGTGAGCATAAGCCTTCTGTAACGGTTAGTGTAAAGGATAGTGAATGGTTTGAAGTTGGTGCCTTTGTGTACAAGCACTTTGATGAGATGAGTGGTGTTAGTTTCCTGCCTCACGATGGTGGTAGCTACCAACAAGCACCTTACCAAGAGATTGAAGGTTCTGGCCCTATGCACTTTGATTTTCACAGTGGTAAAGAAGTACATACTTATGAGAGCTTACTTGCGTTAATGCCTAAGAGTATTGATTGGTCACGTCTTAGTGAGTATGAGAAGGAAGACAACACTTCAGGTATGCAGACTATGGCCTGTAGTGGTGACGTATGTGAAATGGTAGACCTAACTTAACGATTGACATTAACACCTGAGTATGTGTATAAACTACTCACCAACCCACAATAGAAGGCACACCAATGGCACAGCAGAAACCCAAGCCTAAGATCGCTCGTACACCTACAAAGTTTGATGAAGATAAGAAGCCTATTATTATCCTACCTAAGACAGAAACCCAAGATGCTTACATCAAGGCTATCATTGGTCCTAATGCTCAAGTGGTATGCTTTGGTCCTAGTGGTACAGGTAAGACCTATGTAGTCTCTAGTTTAGCTGCTTCCCTATACCACGCTAAGAAGATCACTAAGATTGTAATTACACGGCCTCATGTAGCAGTAGGGGATGGTATTGGTTTTCTAAAGGGTGATCTACGAGAGAAGACAGAGCCTTGGGCATTACCTGTCCTTGATGTACTAGAAGAACATTTGGGTAAGGGCGTAGTTGATACTGGACTTAAGAATGGTAACATCGAAGTAGCACCTATGGCTATGATGAGGGGTAGATCATTCAAGAACGCTTTTATCATTGTGGATGAGACACAGAATATATCCTTCGATCAACTTAAGATGCTATTGACACGGGTAGGTGAAGGCTCTAAGATTATCCTTAATGGTGACATCATGCAGTCAGACCTAAAGACTACAGACGGGTTGACAACCATCCTAAAGTATGTTAATAAGTACGATCTACCAGTACCCGTTATTGAGTTCACTGTTGAGGATATTGTTCGTAGTGCTTTAACTCGTATGTGGGTTGAGGTCTTTATCAAGGAGAAAACATGAGTAAGTTTAAGGTTGGTGACAAGGTTCGTATTGTAGGTAATACAAACATGCACAAGTTTGATATTGGTGATACTGTAACACTGGAAGATTTTACCAATTCCAAGATTAATCCTTATTGGTACTGTACTGGCAGTAGAAATGATTCACGCCATAGTTGGTACGTGCAGGAAGGTGACATGGAGGCTATTGAGGATGCACAAGAGTTTAACCCCGTAAGTAAGCCTGTACACTACAACCACGGTGATGGTATTGAATGTATTGCCTACATCAAACAAGTCTTAGGGCCAGAGGGTTTTGTAGCTTATTGTCGGGGGAACCAAATTAAGTACCAGCACAGGGCTATGTATAAAGGTAAGCCTGTAGAAGACCTAGAGAAAGCCCATCAATACAATGCTTGGGCCATTGAAACACTAAAGGAGATTGGAGAATGAATAGGGACCATTTAGGTACTGCTTTTGTATTCGCTTTTGTATTCTTTCTTTGGTATGGTTGGGGTAGTAACATTTACACCTTGTACCAACACTCTGAGAATATGACAAGTGGACAGATCGTAATTCGTGGTGTAGGTATTCCTCTCCTACCTATTGGTGTAGTAATGGGGTACATTGGAGAGTAAGATGATTAAAGCAATGATTGTAGGGGTAAGTTTACCTAGTAAGTAAACAAAGAAGAAATAACGGAATCCCCTCTAGGGGGTATTAACTTTAGAGGGGCTACCCAAGATGACTAAAGAGAAGAAGTGTACTGGGTGTGGTGAGGTTAAAGGGCTTGAGTGCTTTAGTAAGAATAAAAATACGCGTGACGGGCTTCAGAGTTGGTGTAAGGTGTGCAAGAAAGGGTACGCTAGAAAGTGGAGGAACGAGAATAAAGAGTACCTTAAAGATTACTACCAAGAAAATAAAGAACACCTAAAAGAGTGCAATAGAAAGTATCACCAAGAGAATAAAGAGTACAGGAAAGAGTGCAATAGAAAGTATCGCCAAGAGAATAAAGAGTACTTTAAAGATTACTACCAAGAGAATAAAGAGTACTTTAAAGATTACTACCAAGAGAATAAAGAGTACAAGAAAGAGTGCAATAGAAAGTGGGCGGAAGAGAACCCAGACAAAGTCAACGCCATCAAGGCAAGAAGACGAGCAAGGAAACTTAGGGCTACACCCAAATGGCTGACACAAGAACAAGACCTAGAGATCAAGCTAATCTACAAGACAGCCAGAGAACTTGAGGATATGGATGGTGTTAAACGTCACGTAGATCACATCGTCCCACTTAAAGGTAAGGATGTCAGAGGTCTTCATGTGCCGTGGAACCTACAGATACTTACAGCAGAGCAGAACCTAAGTAAGAATAATAGTTATTCCGGTTGGAATTAGACAAAGAAAAACCCCAGAGATTCCACTCAAGGAGTCTCTGGGGTTTTGTCATTTCTGGAACCAAGACCTTACAGTCCTAGCTATTTCATTGGGGCTAGGGAGTAGCCATCCTAGCACAAGCAATACGATAATCCACATGGGGGTGTCATTAATGGTTACACTCCCTACTGTATCAGCTTGTAGCTTACTTGTGTCATTACTTTGACGTATGGTCCTAGCTTGTGGTCTAACCAGCACTTGCTCTACGTTATTAGTAGTACCTAAGGTCTGACTGTTGGTCTTACCCACTTGTGTGTTAGCTGCTATGTTAGGGCCACCACCAGTGAGTAAACTAATAGGGTTTAATCCACTACACGCTGGGAGTACCAGTAGTGCTATAGCTACCACTATTGTCTTTAATCTGTTTAGCATAACCATCCAATCCAAATGCAGCCATAGCGAAGGCGAAGATAGGCCATACAATAACCTGCACCATACCTATATTACCCATGTAAACTACAAAGCAAA